AATAACTACAAAAGTGAATTGGAGGAAAGGTATTCTAATGAGTTTGAAAATGGCAAAAAAGTTATTTTTAACGATTATTAATTTTTTTTATTTAAAAAATAGTTTTATATTTGTACTATCAAAATAAAACAATATGGAATTATTAATAGGAGATAAGGTTTGTTGGGAAGTGGGTAACACTGTTATGAAAGCGGTTTTTTTAGAAGAGTCAGAAAACAAAGGCTTTTCCAAAGTGGTTACTCACTTAAACGGTAATAGGAAACACATTACAGAAATGGAAGTTTTAACATCAATTTTAAAAAAGGGATGGGATTTAGATTAGGAGACCAAGTGGTTGCAACAATAAATGGAAAAACCATAAGAGGGGAGTATCTTGATGGGGATTCAAAAAAGAGTTATATAATAACTAACAATAACGACGAGATTGAAGTAAGAACAAAAAAATTAAAATTAAATTACTAAAAAGTTTTTTTTTACAAAAACATTTTACATATATTTGCAAAGAACAAAAAACAAAACAAATGGAAAAACAAAACGTTTACGAACTTGCAGTAGAAAGAGTTAAGTTCACCTTTGAAAATTTTGACAACATATACCTATCTTTTTCAGGAGGTAAAGATAGTGGGGTTATGTTAAATCTTGTTATTGACTACATGAGAAAAAATAATATAACTAAAAAGATTGGCTTGTTTCACATGGATTACGAAGCACAATATCAAATGACTACTGATTATGTTGATGAAGTTTATAATGAAAATGAAGATTTATTTGATTACTATAGAGTTTGTCTACCTGTAGCAACCCCATGCTGTACTTCGATGAGTCAATCTTATTGGTTGCCTTGGGAAGCTGAAAAAAAAGATATTTGGGTTCGTGATATGCCAAAAGAATCAATAAATGAGTCTAATCATGATTTTGATTTCTATAAAGAAGGAATGTGGGATTATGATTTTATGGAAAAATTTAGTGAATGGATGCACACTAAAAACAAATCGGGTAAAACAGCGTCTTTTGTAGGTATTAGAACTCAAGAAAGTTTTAATAGATGGAGGGCTATACATTCGGATAAAAACTACAAAAAGTTTAATGGTAAGAGATGGACTAAAGAAATGTCTGAAAACATTTATAACATTTATCCTATTTTTGATTGGGTAACAGAAGATGTTTGGACGGCAAACGCTAAGTTTGAATGGAGTTATAACGAGCTTTACGATATATTTAATCAAGCTGGAGTTACAATACATCAAATGAGGGTTGCAAGTCCTTTTATTTCACAAGCTATTGATAGTTTAAAAATGTACAAAGTTATTGACCCTAAAAACTGGGGTAAAATGATAGGTAGAGTTAATGGTGTTAATTTTTCAGGCTTATACGGAGGAACTACGGCAATGGGGTGGCGTAACATAAAGCTACCAAAAGGCCACACTTGGAAAACATATATGGAGTTTCTCTTAGACACCCTACCTACGGAGACAAAAAATAACTATAAAAAAAAACTTCAAACGTCAATAGACTTTTGGAGGGATAGGGGTGGCTGTTTATCAGAGGAAGTTATAGGTAAGCTGTTAGAAAGAAATATTGAAATATTTGTTTTAGAGAACACAAACTACAATACAGCAAAAAAGCCAGTTAGGATGGAGTATTTGGACGATATAGATATAAAGGAATTTAAGGAAATACCAACATTCAAAAGGATGTGCATATGTATTATGAAAAACGACCACTTATGTAAAACTATGGGATTTTCTTTAACTAAGACAGAAACTCAAAAAAGAAAGCAAGCAGAAATAAAATATAAAAATTCACTAAAAAGTAAAAAGTAAAAAGTAAAAATTATGAAAAATTACACATCACCAGTTTACAGCGTAAAGAGAGTTCCAATTGAAAAGATTAGAGCAAATAGCTACAACCCAAACTCTGTGGCTCCACCTGAAATGAAGCTATTGGAGACATCTATTTGGGAGGATGGTTACACAATGCCTGTAGTTTGTTATTACATAGAAGATGAGGATGTATATGAGATAGTTGATGGGTATCATAGATACACAACCCTAAAAACATCACAAAGAATATATAATAGAGAGCAGGGGCATTTGCCTGTTTCAGTAATAGACAAAGAGGTTGGCGATAGGATGGCTTCCACCATTAGACACAATAGGGCTAGGGGGAATCACTCAATCGAGCTGATGAGCAATATAGTTTCAGAGTTGGTTGATAGTGGTATGTCTGACGCTTGGATAATCAAACATATAGGTATGGATAAAGATGAGCTACTTAGACTAAAGCAGGTAACTGGATTGGCAGCCCTTTTTGTAAATAAGGAATTTTCAGAGTCAGATGGAAAGAGTGTTTAAAAAATATACTGATTGGGAGGATTATCAGAACGGAATGTTTGATGATCCTCCAAAAAACATTGAGGACTCAATAAATTTATCTCTATTTTTACTTAGAGATGAAGAACTATTTTATAAAGTTGGATTAAATGTTATTTGTAATTGGAAAAACTCATCGGAGGTAAATTTAACAAACAAGTCATCAAATAGAAGGTCTTGGGTTGGTCAAGCATGTTGCTCATATATGTTTCAGGTAACTGAAAGGGCTACCAGAAAGGCTTGGTCTATATTGACAGAAAAAGAAAAGGTAATTGCAAATAAAGTTGCAGATAAAATAATAGATGAATATGAGAGAAGGTATAGAGAGGTACATTAAAATGTGGGAGGATAGGTGCTATGATGAGGGGATTCCAGATGAAGTTCCACCAAGATTAAGCCAATTAAAAAAAGCTCCTTCATATAAACAAATTTGCTCCGCAATATTTAAAAATGATCATTGTCTAAAAACACTTGGACTAACCCCCCCCAAAAGCGAAGCTTACAGCGAGCTTAAAAGGATAGAGATTGAGGCTAGGAATAAACCTAAAAAAAAATAATTACTAAAAAGTTTTTTTTTACAAAAACATTTTACATATATTTGCAAAGAACAAAAAACAAAACAAATGGAAAAACAAAACGAATTTCAGGAACCAGCTAAAGATCAAGTTTACAAATGTACATCTAAAATTGATTTTTTCACAAAGGAAATGCTATACCAAGTTGAAAAGGTAGAGTACGAAAACGGAACAGAAACAAATTGGATCACCTTAATTGATGATGATAACCACAAACACCCTGTTGACGAAAACTTTTTACAAAATAATTTTAAACTAACTTAGTTATGGAAAAAAATGATTTCATATTACAAATGGAACTAAATGTTTTTGAGTCCTTATTGCTAGAGGGTGAAGAACTCACAGAAAAAGAAGTTGCCGAAAGACTACAAAGAATAAACGAAATTGAAGCTAAAAACGTTTTGCTTTTACATAGAAGGAAGGTTTTAAACTTTTTCCTTAAAGATTTTAAATTTTAAACAATTACACATGGAGTATAAAATTGAAATAGGTAACAAGATTGTGACGTTAATTCACGACAATATTGACGAAACAATAAACGTTGATGACCTTACAAAAATTGACCCGTCAAACCTTTACGGGGAAGCGGTTACAATATCAGCAGCTATGAACAGAGTGGGCTTACTGAAAGCAGACTTGCAAAGTATGCTTGATGAAAAAAAACTTGAGCTAAGAGTATTTGAGGCTGACTTTATATCAAAGAAAAGAAAAGAGGCTGTCAATAACCACGGTAAGTTCACACTTAGAGTTGGCAATGATGACATTGAAATTAAGTCCACAGAAAAAGCTCTTGAAAAGGTATTTGAGAGTGACCCAGATTGGATAGAATTAAAAAAGAACTACATAGCACTAGAAAGAAATTTCAATCGCTTAGACTCGCTATATTGGTCTTGTCAGAGTAAAGACAAAAAGCTAAGTAATTTGACAAACAGCGTAACGCCTGAGGACTTTGTTGAAGAG